TGTAAATGAAGGCGGTATAAATAAAATAGTTTTAACAGCAGAACTACCAACAGAAGAAAGATACGAAATATCTGAAGTAGGCCTATACTCAGCAGGATCTAACCCATCTGCTGGTGTTTATGATAGTAAAACTATTTTTGCATTTACATCAACAGAAAATTGGCAATACAGCACATCAGTTTCTACAGCAGCAATTAATTTGTATTCTTCTCCACTTGATGATCCAGAAGATGATAATGTTATTGCAATTGAAGATCCAGTATTTCAAACAAATGTAGACAACTCTATATTTTTTAAAACATCTCGTGCCTCAAGGTATGAACGTTGTAGGTTTTTAAATAATATTATTTGTATTCAAGGTGATACATCAGACCTAACTATAAGTGAAGAAGTTGGACCTACACTTAATCACTTTGTAATTGAAGATGGATCTAATCATGTAAGATTAACTGGTGCAAGTGTAGATTTATCTAGAAACTCACCAAAAGATCAACTACGATTGGCATTTTCTTTAATAAATAAAAATGGTAGTTCGGGATTAATTCCAGACACTGTAAGAGTTCTTGTTGAGTTTTCATCTACTGATGGTAGCGAATATGCTCGTTTTGAAGCAGAAATAGACCATGGAACATCTGGAGATCCAAAAATTATTCAAAATTTTAACACAAATAGATATTTTGTAGTTTCAAAAGAATTACAAGATTTATATTCAACATCAAATTTTAGTTGGGATTCAGTTACTATTGTTAAAATTTATGCTTGTGTTATTGATTCAGATGCCCCATCTGAAGATTATTATGTTGTTTTAGATGCCCTCAGACTAGAAAATACTGAAACAGTTAATCCATTATACGGCTTAACTGGATATTCAATTGTTAAAAATGACACAGCAGAAACAATTATAAAGTCTCCTAATACTAGTAATTATGTTGAGTTTAGATTTTCTATAGGTGTTTCGTAATGGCTGACGCTGGAATTAAAAAATTAATTATTCCTAAAAATCAATTACCACCAGTTGGGGATAACAATGAATATCTTTTAAGATATAGAATTATCTCTGATGATAAAAATAGATCTTCGCATTACTCTCCAATTTTTTCAGTGCCAGCCCTAGAAATAGAAGAAGTTGAAGGGAATGTATTCGTTAACGGTACAAGTTCTACTGCAATTTGGGGTGATGAAAACAATAGACCAAGATATGATATTTTTGTAAAATTTGATGGCGGTAGTTATTTCTATCATGGCACATCACCAATACATACATATGGATTTCTTAACACTGGAACAACAAATGTTAGAGTTGCCGTTCAGGTTGAAGGAATCAATAAACAAAGAAATGTTGATTTGACCATATTTGAGTCAAGCGTAGTTTCTTTGGTATAATTAAATAGGAGGAATATATGGCAAGAATACCTTTACCAGAACGTGGTCAACCATTAGATGTTACCTATATCTATGATTTGGCTCAAACAATTAATGACTTATCTACAGAAGTTTCTTCTGCAGCATATAATTTTACCAGTATAGACAATGGTCCATCTGTTAAAGAAACAACTAAAACTTCTAACGCTAGAATAGTTGGCGGGTATGTAGAGGTTTTAACTAACAGCACAGTTAGCGCTGGTAATGAAAGAGGATTCAGTTATTCTTTCCAAAACGATTTTAAGTTTCCACCTATCGTTACAGCCACAGCAAGAAACATAGGAAATACTGAGGCTGGTCAAAACGTAACAGTTGTATTACAAACAGTAACAACATCAAAGGTAGATGGGTTTGTAAGGTTTGGAGCATCTGGCAACTTATCTCTGGCTGTTAACTTAATTGCCGTTGGCATACCAAACTAAAAGATAGCAGCATAATGATTTTTTGTAATAAATGTAATGGTCGTTTGTTTATTGATAGACAATATACAAGCGTACAGCATATGGAAACGTATTGTATTCGGTGTGGATCAAGAAGATTTTATCATCCACCAACTGAAAGCGGAGAGGGCAGATGGTTACTGGCAAAGGAATTATCGAGAGCCAAACTTACAATAACGAATCTATAATAAAGGGAAGTAAGAAAATTTGGTTTCTTAATGGAGACCTTGTAAGGCTTTACCATAGTTCAAGATCTACTGGTTTGGTGTCTGTATACAACATTAATAAAGATAGAGTTGAAACTTGCCTAAGAACTGATTTTAGAAAAAATAGAGAAAAGGCTTATACGGTTGCTGAGACTGCTAGATTAATTAATCGTCATAGAAAGTATATGCCAACATTAATTAAAAAAGGAGTTATTCCGCCACCAGTAGGATCTACCATTAATGGAAGGACTGGATGGCAAATAAGATCATACTATTCAGAAAGCGCAGTTAAGGTGATTCGTGATATACTGGCATCTATACATATGGGGCAACCAAGAAAAGATGGGTTAATAACAAATAATATGACGCCTACGAACCAAGAGTTGACACGACGAATGGGAAAAGGTATACTTACATATACAAAGACAGATGACGGAAGGTATATTCCAATCTGGTCTGAAAACATTTAAAATAGAGAAAAGGTGGGGTATGGAAAACGATAATACAAAAGTATCAGTAACTCTAGGATATACACTTAATCTGGGCAATTTCCAGTCTTTAAGAATTGATTTAGGTGTTGTTGATTCTAAGCGTGATGGTGAAAACTCAGATCAGGCTTTTAATAGAGTTTATAAGTTTGTTGAAGACAAACTAACTGAAAAAATTCAAGAGGCACAATTAGAGGCTGACAGCAAAGACTAATGGCTGAACGCAAAGACCGCATGGCTTTGCTTAGTAGGTACAGCAAGTTACATACAGCAAAGTATGAGCAAAAGCCATCTTTAAATTTAAACGTAGAGCAATGGTCTGCTGATGCTTTAGTAGAGTCCTATGGTATTTCTGCTTGTTATGATTTGCTTGAATATTATTTTAGTATTGCACAAGAACCAAATTGGAACTACTTTGCATATAATGCAGAAAAGATTATTAACGGTAAACTAGATTTTGAAAAAGATACATTAGAACGAATAGAGCGAAGAAAGTTAGCAAGGAGGTGGCTCAGTGAATAATACAGAAGCAAGAGTTATCTCAGCATTATTACAAGACAAACAAATGCACGTGCTTCTACAGGCTAATGTTGAAAATCTTCTTAGGACACACAATGATGTTTGGAATTTTATAAGATTATATTTTGAAAATAACAGTACCGTTCCACCAACCTCTTTAGTTGTAGAAAAATTTAGAGACTTTCAGCCAGTAGAAAATGTTGGTGCAACCAAACACCATCTTGAAGAATTACAGACTGAATATTTAAACGATAGCCTAAAAGATATTTTAAGATCTGCAGCAGGAGAAGTTCAAACTGGCAATGGAACAGAAGCCCTTAATGGTCTTATTACAAAAACATCTGAACTAAAAAAGAATACATCTGCTATACGTGATATTGATGCAACAGATTTAGAATCTGCCGTTGCATATTTTGAAAAGATTAAAGAGCAAAAAGAAACTGGTCAGATTGGAATTAAAACAGGTTTGCCAGGATTTGATAACTACCTACCTTCTGGAATTATGCCAGGACAACTTGGTGTGTTTTTGGCTTATCCAGGAATTGGCAAATCATGGTTAGCACTTTATTTTGCAGTGCAAGCATGGAAACAGGGAAAGTCTCCTTTGGTTATTTCTTTAGAAATGTCTGAAACAGAAGTTCGTAATCGTGTGTTTGCTATTATGGGGGAAGGTCTTTGGTCTCACCGTAAACTTAGCAATGGCGAAATTGAAATTGATATGTTAAAAAATTGGCACAAAAATAAAGTAGAGGGCAAACCAGAGTTTCACATCATATCAAATGATAATGGTGGAGAAGTAAACCCATCCGTTGTGCGTGGAAAAATTGATCAATACAAGCCAGACTTTGTTATTGTAGATTATTTACAACTTATGTCACCTAATCAAAAGTCTGAAAATGAGACGGTACGTATGAAAAACCTTTCAAGAGAACTTAAACTTATGGCTATTAGCGAAGAGGTTCCTATTATTGCTATTTCATCTGCCACCCCTGATGATGTAAAAGATTTAAGCAGTGCACCAACACTTGGTCAAACTGCATGGTCTAGACAAATTGCTTATGATGCTGACTGGGTTATGGCATTAGGTCGTGCTACAAATAGTGATATTATTGAATGTGTATTTAGAAAAAATCGTAACGGTTTTATGGGAGACTTTTTAGTACAAGTAGATTTTGACAAAGGTTATTACAGATATAAGGATTACGAAGATGGTAAATAATATTTACAGTAAAGAACAAATAAAAAGAGTGCTTAATGGCGCAGGTATTGACGTTGAAGCAGAGTTTGGTAATGACTACATAATCTATTGCCCATATCATAATAACACTAGGACTCCCGCTGCTGAAATTGCAAAAGATAGTGGATTGTTTTTTTGTTTTGGATGTCAAACCACAAAAAACCTTGAAGAATTTGTAATGTTTGTAACTGGTAGAACTTATTTTGAAGCAGCAAGGTATATAAAAAGCAAACAAACAGAGACTAACATTGAGAGTGTAATTAATAAGGCTATGTATGCTCCACCAGACTTTGTTCAATATGACGAAGTATTAATTAAACGATTAAACAATCAAGCCCTTGAGTCACCAAGAGCAATGAGATATTATGCTGGAAGATATATAACAGAAGATTCAATTAAAAAATTTGGACTTGGCTATTCAGAAAAACAAGATATGTTAACAATACCAGTTCACTCTCCAGATGGGTTAACACTTGGCTTTGTTGGTAGATCTGTAGAAGGTAAAGAGTTTAAGAATACTCCAGGACTTCCAAAAGGTAAAATATTATTTAACCTACACAGAATTAAAGCATCTAGCACTGTGTATGTAGTTGAATCATCTTTTGATGCTATAAGATTAGACCAAGTAGGATTCCCAGCAGTGGCAACTCTGGGGGCTAACGTATCTGCATCACAGATTAAACTGTTAGCAAAATACTTCAACAATGTTGTTCTTGTTGCAGACAATGATGAGGCTGGCTCAATAATGAGAGATAAGTTAATTGAAAAACTTGGCTCATTAGTGACCGTAATAAAAATAGATAAAAAATATAAAGACATAGGAGATATGGATGATGAGGCAATTCGAAGCATAGAGTTTCAATTTGACAAATCTATATCAACTATGTTAAACTAATATAACAAACAAAGGAGAATATATGAGCGTAGTAAAGGGACTCAAAAATATAAATGCCCTGCTCGACAAGCCAAAATATGATGAAAACTCTCCAAAGGTAAGATGGTTAAAAATTGCCGATGGACAAGCAGTAAAAATTCGTTTCGTTGAAGAACTAGATGAAGACTCTGCAAACTACAATGCAGAACGTGGTCTTGCTCTAGTTGTTAAAGAACATACAAATCCAAAAGACTACAAGCGTAAGGCTGTAGATACAATGGAATCAGAAGGTCGTGACTGGGCAGAAGAAATGCACCGTAAAGATCCAAAGGCTGGCTGGAGAGCACGTCTTCGTTTCTATTGCAATGTTTTAGTCGACGATGGCATTGAAGCACCGTATGTGGCTATTTGGTCAATGGGTGTTAGCAAGCAATCAGCATTTAATACAATTCG